GTTGTTGCTTGGCGAGGGCCTGTTCCGCAGCGAATTGTTGCTGCTGGAGTTGCTGCTTTGCCGTTGCCTGTTCTTGTGCCAGTGCCTCTTGTTGCTGCTTGAGCCCTGCGCTTTGCTTTTCCAGCTCCTTTTGCTGTTGCTTCAGCGCCTCGCCGTTGTTACCTTGCTGCGGAGGCTGCATCTTCATCAGGGCATCTTCCATTTCGCTGCCGAAACGATAGCGACGGACAACGGCCAGCAACATCCCTTGAGCCACCTCAAAAGGCATGGTTCCGTTCTCAACCAGCGGACCGACTCCGGCAAGGAACTGGCTAATGGCGTTCATCACTTCGCCCATGTCCTCTTTGTCCTCGGTCGCCTCAGCATCTACAGTCGAATTCGTCTCGATGTCGATACGGAAATTGCGCTGAGTGTCGTTTTTCAACAATCCCAGGATTTCATCCCAGCTAGGCATGCTCAAGGTTTGCTGCAGTTGCGGAGGGATTTGTGGCGGTTGAGGCTCTTGACCAGCCATTTGAGCGGCTTGGGCCTGAGCCATAGCTTGTTGCTGGATCATTTGCATAGCGGCCTGCGCTTGCGCCTTTTCATCGCCAGTTGGGTAGGGCAAGCCAGTCATCGCGCGCATCGTCGCGGGAGAGAATTTGCTGACTGCAATCTCCGTCATCAACCGCAAGCAATCCCGCGCATAGCGTTGGACTTCCTTTTGCGTCTTTTTCAGTCGCAGCGTACCCCATTGGTTCTTTAACTGCTGCGCGCCAAGCGTTTCGCTAGCTTGCGAAGACCCCCGCATAATGTCAGCAATACCCGTAATCTCATAAATGACAGTTTTGACTTGATCACGTTGGACATAGAGTTGTTGCAGGACGGAAACCAGCTTCTCAATCGGCATCAGCCAGATAGCCTTTTCCAAGGCATTACCATTGGCCAGCATCGCTGCGACGTTTTCGGCGGGAACCAGCACATTGTCATCGGCGCGGAGGACTTTATCAATCCCTTCAACGGTCGAATCGTAAAGGCCGCGAACTTTCATCGCGGCGATCAACTTGTTAATGCGTACCGTGATACGGTTGAGTTCCTTCGCCTGCTCCTCGTACATCACATAAAGCGGCACAGGAAGGAGGGTACTAACCTTCGCAATAAAGGTCAACGGGCGAGGCATCGGGAAGAACCCAGAGAGCTTCAACGGGTCATCGACCTCCTTCATCATTCCTTTTTTGTACTGAGGGCTGATAAAGATAACTTCCTTCTCGTCCTTGTCCCAAATTTCGTAAACTTGGGCAACTTTGAGACCGGCTGTGTCCTTAACGGAAGTACTACGTTCGGGGTCAGGTGTAGACCCTGAACCGTCATCAGCAGTCATCGACACAACCTCAACTTGCTCTCCAATGTCAGGAAAGTTCTTAACCAACTCTTCGCGAGTCATGAAGTGCTCGAACGCCACCCATGGGACATCCTTCCACTTTTTAGCGGAGCCGTGCAGGAATCGGTCCCAAGGAACTTCCTCGCCGCACACGGTTTCATTGGTTACCTGACCTTCAACGATAGTCGCATCGTACTTGAAACGGGTTAGACCGCGTCCGGGGAGAAGGGCTTCGAGGGTAGCGGATTTTAGGAGTTCGTCGAAGCTGGTGTAGCTGGCGTCGCCATCGTCGGTCAGATACTCGAGCGTGCGCTGGGCGGCTGTACTGGCCATCTTCCCGAGCGGGTCTTCGGTGTTGAAACGGCGCTTGACGATTGGGCGGGGCACGCTGTTGTAGAGGGCAGGTAACATCGTCTCGGTGTTCGAGTACAGGATGTTGAACTGGTATTCCTCTTTCTTCTCCCCTTCGTAAAGGGCGATGATGCGAGTGGCTTCCTTGCGGAAGTTCTTCTCACGCTTGCGGGCTTCGTCGAGCTCAGCGAGCCATTCTACGACCTCGTCAGACTCTTTTCCAGCTTCGGAGTCGTTGAGAGCCGCTTTGATGCCGATGTCGGCCGCTTTTAATTGGTTCATTCGTATTCCTTTGCAAGGCGCGCTTCTCGCTGCCGTTCGACTAATTCGTTTATTGTCAACTCCGAAGGGAGCTTCGGCAAGCCACTACCTGGGGTTGGGACTGTCCGGGGAATCCAAGGTCGAGACATCACCGCGTAACGGGTTTCGTCGTAAGCGTGGTCTTCGGCTTCAGTGTCAACGTCCTCGGGATCGTGGTCATCGTGCTGGAGGGTCGGGATCGTGCGGATCGAATCTTCGCAGCAATCGAGAAAGTACAGCATCGGGCGGCCGCGCTCCCCGACGAGTCGCTGGCGGAGCATTTCGGCACCAGCCTTGCGCTTGTTGTCAGCCCGCCGCCAGTTACACCGGTGGAGTGACATTGTCTCGCCGATGCTTGGCCCCCCGTCGCGGATATAGATGGCTGGGTCAGCCACGCCGTACCGGATACGTTCGCCGCGTTCGCGCTCGACGATGCCGTCAGCGACCAAATCGGCGGTCATTTTTAGACCTTTGTTAGGACCTTGGCTGCCGTACCACTCGCGGTACTTAATCATCGCACCTTTTGGCAACAGCAGCCCGGAGAAGGTAACGTCTTCCGGCACAACTGTGTACCAGCCAACGGAGAAGGGCCGGTAACTGCCCCAGTCGAATGCTCGGAAACGGAGCCAGTCGGGGCGAATTATAGGCAGGAAATTATGCGCCGATAATACGTGGATGTTTTCGTCCCATTCATCGAAGAAAGCCCCGTCGATAATATCCCAGTTCCCCTCCAACCACGCCTGAACGAGCGCGGCCGAGCCGGACTGCTTCAAGCGGAGGATGTAAGTCGGGTCATTCCGGATCAGGAGCATGTTGTCAGCGAGTTTCGACGGGATGAATACCCGGTCGAGCTTGACAGTTGTCTTAACCCCGTCGATGTCGATCTCTGTGTCGTCCGTTATTAACTGGAAGCCTCGGGGATTGGGGTCGATGTAGCGTCGCTTGACCCAATTATGGCCGGCACCTCCAGGGTTTCCGGTGAGCCGCATTCCACAAGGTACGCCGCTACCAGATCGAAGGGTTGCTCGAAGTTTGTTGATTGGATCAGGGGAGGGAAAGTTGGTGACTTCTTCAACATAAACGCGGGTGTAGTTGTGGCCTTGGTATTCTTCAGCGTCGGAATCCCGTTCGAGGTAGGCGAATTTCAAGCGGGCGCCGTTGGACATCGTCCAGGTCTTTTGCTGCTCGTTGTACTTCGCCCCGAGCTTGGGGAAGAGCTGTTTCGTCCGAGCTACGACCTCAGCGAGCTGCACGAGCTTTCGCCGGAAAAAGATCCCGATCGCGGCCTCGCCGTAGAGACTGGCGTGCTGGAGCCAATCCCCGTTTAATTTCGATGTATCTATTATCGGTGCCAGCCTCCCTGTTTTCAAACTATTTTCACCCACGGATTAAAATTGTCCTCAATTATTGATTTTCGCTCTCGCCAGCCTAGTCTCGCGCGCCTATGGTCAATTCCAGTGGACAAAGCTGTTAGTAACCTGTGGGCAAGGCTGTGTATATACGCGGTGCATATGATGCGGGGAGCAAGCGTTTTGAGTTGATAGATGCGGAGGACGTTAACCGGGTGTTGTGGGTTAAAGGTTCGGTGTTGGTGGTGGTTGGTTTTACTTACTAATTGGAGGTAATTATTATGAGCGGAAAAGACGGGGTTCGATTTAGCCAGTTGTTCAATGATACCTGCCGGGCGCATGGCGTAGCATGGGCGCATAAATATTACCTAAAGCGGGGGATGACGAAAATAGAATTTTGCTCATGGCTCGGGGGGTATGTAAATAGCCTGTGATAGAATCCAGCCTATTGGCTCCGGGCTCGGGGCTAATGGGATGCGATTTTGCATCAGTTTACACAATGAGGTAATGAAATGACACAAGCAACTACAACCAAAACAATCGAAGCAACCGTCGACCTGTCGAACCCCCTTAACGGCGCGTTGACGTTGGCATTCTCCAATGGTGCGGGGTTTACCGTTCACATGAGCGACCTGACCCCGGAAATTGCAACCCAATGCTTGATGCACGGGCTGAAGCAAAAACTATGTGACGCGGCAGCCATTAGTCGTAACCCTGACACCGGACGGTCGGCGACCGTGGGGGACAAATACAACGCCGTTCGGGAAGTGTACGACCGGTTGTTGGCTGGTCAATGGAACAAAACCCGCGAAGGCGGAGCGGGCGCAACCGGGGGCTTGTTGTTCCGGGCGTTGTGCATTACATATCCCGCGAAAACTCCTGAGACTATCCGGGAGTATCTGGCAAAACGCACGGCGGAGGAAAAAACCGCCCTACGCAAAAAATTTGCCGAATTGATCGCAACCCTCAAAGCCCCCGCCGACGATGGCACGGACGTGGATGGGATGCTGGATGAGTTGAACGACTAACCCCGCAATAGCCCAGTGACAGTGGGCTATTGCATGGGCTATTCCATGAAACCCGGAGACTTCGCCATGTGCCGTATCACTACTAAAGCCCCCTATGGGCGTCATATCGGACTAACCTGCGTCAATCATCCTGAGCAGCGCTGGTCAACCAAAAATATCGGATCGCAGTCCTCTGAGGGAGTAGTATTCCGCAGCCGTTCGCTGTTCTATGAAACCTACACAATTCCCGAGTGTGACTGCCCTTCCACTATGCTACGCTTGTCCCCCGAGTATGCCACGCTACCTGACGTGGCGGAGTAACCCTCCATGCACCATCCAGCCCGGCCAGTCCGGGCTTTTTTTCGTCCATGCATTATGCGCCAATAATCCACGGGGGTTTGTGCGAGGCAACCGGCGGGGGTTGTGGCATGGCTGCAGCCTCATGGAGGGGTCAAATCGGCCCGTGGTGACGTTCGGGGGCGTGGGTGATACGTTAGTACCATGCGGGGGGAGAATCGCCGTGGCGGTCGTTTTAACCGTTGCGTGGGGTTTTGCGGGGGTTGCTTGGCATTGCATCGCTTTTGCATGGCATTATGGGGGGTTGTTGTGAGTATTCTCCCCCGCCATGCCCTTCCTGTCCTGTTCGTGGTGTTGTATCCAGTTTATTTTTTTTTTAAATTATTAATTACAATTTACTACATCAAACGGCGTGTAGTCAGCCTTTAGCTTACCAATCTTATATAATTGGTCATTTTTAACTAGAATAAACCGCTTATATTTATTCTCTGCCGTAAAAACAACTTGCGTATAAGCATCTATCCGAAAAAATTTTGTTGCTTTCATAGAAAAAAATTTTTCATACTCTTGAACCAATTTTTTTTCGGGTGGAGTAAGATACTTATACTCTATTTTTAACATGTTACCTCCTTTCTGTTCTTAACGTTAATTACTACTGGCTAACGGTTTCCAGTTTGGCGTTATCTCGCTCCAAATCAAGTATTATTTTTTGCCTTTCAGTCTCAAAGATAAATTCACTAAAAGTAAATGACACAGCATATTTATGTATGCTATGCACTTGTAATAAATCTGCATAATCAATAGGCTTTTTGACCCTAACATTAATCTCGTAGGCATTTTTTTTGTAAACTTCCCTAAGTTTTTTAGAAATGCTAAAAGTCCTACAAAAAAATAAACTACTGTATTCAGTGCTTTTAGTAGTATAATTAGCAACATAGTTAACGACACGAACCATAGACCGATTAGAATCGCACAAAATATACTCAGCGTCAAAAAGTGCAGGGTGATAAATTGTTTTAAATCTTTGAGAAAAATAATTGATTTCTGTTTTAAAATCAAAAAGTTTGTCATATGATAAAATTAAATGAAAATGTAAATCACCGTTTCTCTGCCTTTCAACAGTACTAATATACATATTGATTTTACGCAATTTAAGCCAGTTACTAATTATACCCCAACACTGTTTGTCAGATAAATTATTTTTGTGCTGAACTGTAGTTATTGTTACAAATTTTAAATTGGGTTCTTTACAGTATCGTTACACTGGTACTGCTGGTATGGAAGAGTCAAAAAATTGGTACAATTTACCTCCACATGACACTATTTTTATGAACGATAAAAAGAAGGTAGGTTTGGAAGAATTTGTGGTTATGAAACCACAGCAATTTGTAAGCTATTTAAATGCTTACATCGATAGACATAACGGTGATTTTGGTAGGTGGAATTCGACTATTCCATGGAAGAAAGAAGCCTATGCAAAAGCGGTTAATGCAGTAACAAACAGAACTATTAAATTTTAAAAACAAAAAAAAAAAACAAATGAACAATTTAATTTTGGAACTAGCAAAAATAGTGATACCTGCTGTATCAACTATATTTTTAGCCTTTTTGAAAAAGCGTAAAGACATTAAAGATTTAAGAAGCGGTAAGAAAAATTTAAACGATTTATAATTATGGGTAGTGTCATTAAATTATATATCGTTTATTTTTTTAATGAAAGTAAGGGTTTGATTTGCAAAAAAGAATATTTTGCAGGGTCAAAAAATTACGCATTAAAATTAAGTGATTATCATTGTAAATCTTGTGGAGCAAAATCAAGAGTTTGTTTAGAAAAGGTTGATTGTTTACAAACATCATTTCTTGATTTATGCTAATTAGCTTATTAAGGAAATCAATGACTGCACCGTTACATATTAGTTCTAATCATAAACGTAAAAATAGAGCGCAAAGTACAC